CGATTGGAGGTCGCCGCCCCACAGCACTCTCTTGATGACACGATCTGTTATGAGACCGCATTAGTATGTGCAATAAAAGCACATGCAGCAGCACATATCGAGCCGATCATGGCGGAAGTCAAAGCAAAACTTGACTTCGGGGATGCCGACCCACGTGAGGAAAAGATTCGTCTCTTCTTCGCCAAGTACAAATCCCCCGCCGCCAAGTACGCAAAACTGTTTGTGCAAGTTGCAGACGAAAACGATCTGGATTGGCGTTTGCTCCCGATGTTTGCTTTCATAGAATCAGCAGGAGGAAAGGTCCATCTCAACAATAACATCTTCGGATGGGATTCGGGACGAGCCAGATTCAAGACAATTGAAGAGGGAATCCGCCACGTTGGTAGAGCCTTGACGTTAGGACCGTACAAGGGGAAGACGCCAACACAAAAGATCCGTGTGTACAATACTCACGCACGGTATCACAAACTTGCGGACAAGGTGATGGACTGGCTAAATGCAGTCGAAGTATAGGTAGAGTTGACAGATTTCAAAAATCCTGTACCATGATAGTTCACACCCGGTAGATGAAACGACAACCCAAAGCTGCGAAGCAAGAATGGCCGTTCCGTGCGGAAAATAGCCCATTAACACTTGCTCTCATGCACGTTGATGCCTTGATCGAGCGCATTCGTAACCGCAAACTGAAAGCGTTCGATCCTTCTCTTCTTGAACAACTCCGCAAGCTCTCCAAATCAGAACTAAAAGATTTGAAGGCACAGTACAGCCGGTCTTACGAAGACATCAAAGCGGCGCTAAGTGGAGATGAATTTTTCATTGAGGCTTACTCGAATTATGACAAGCCAATGATGAAAGTTGCTATGACGCTTTTCAAAGAACTCCGGGCGCTCAAGCACGATGATGCGGCCCAAGGTAAAATGCGTCTAGGTAATCACAATCCCAGGAAGAAGAAACAGAAGCCGCCAGAAGAGATCGTCAAGAAAGTGCTTTTCCTGGAAAAAGACAATGAGACCGGAATCTCCAGTTTGAAGCCAGCAGAATTAGTCGGTGCCAAAGAATTGTGGGTGTACAACACAAAGACCCGGAAGCTCGGCTGCTACTATGCAAAAAGCGAAGCCGGGTTATCGGCCAAGGGTACGACGGTTCTTAACTTCGATGACAAGCGATCCACCACGAAGACCATCCGCAAACCAAAACAACAGGTTCACGATTTCATTGCCAAATCCCCATCGGATATGCACAAATATTGGGACGCCATACGTGCGGTGCCCCAGGCGATTAGCCCACGTCTCAGCCGGGACACGCTCATCCTTCGGGCCATTGAGGGTTGACAAGCTCCACAATGGCGTGATAGACTGGTGTTGATGAAACCAGCCATTGAAGACGGACAGTACACAGTACGTGAAACCCCTGCCTGGAAGGTTCGTGAACGATGGGCCGAAATTCGCCTTCTCGTCCACCAACAAATTTTGGAGCGGGATCTCGCCTTCGCCCACCTGTCGGATCACCTGGACCACACCCTAGAGCCGATTCCGTGGGTTCCGAAGAAAACAACGTGGTGGGAAGATGCCAAGGACAAGATTGCGGTCTACATTTGCATGTTCTTTCACACCAAGCCCACATACCGGAGAGGCGATCAGTCCTATGTGTGCGCCTGTGGCCGCAAATACGCCGTTCCGTGGGCCGACATGTCCAAGATAGGGATGAACGTCTACGTGCCAGCCAAGCCCTTCGTAGCGCCAAAGACACCCATTCGTCAGGCTCTCTGCAAGAACGGTTGGATGGGAGAGGTCTGATGGAATTCGTTCTCCTGATTCTGTGCGCCGTGACCGGAAGAATGGTACGGCGCTGGAACGAGTCCTGTACCGACAACGAGATTTTACGATCCTGGGGGATTGATCCAAGATGAAAGACATTCTTATCGCCGGGTTGTTTGGAGCTATCGGCGGGTTTATCGGATCGTGGCTTGAAACTAAGTACGGTCCAATCGTGATTCTGTGGTACGTCCTGGCGCTGGTCGCTCTGTTCGTTCTCGCTCGTTTCGTCATTCGGTAAAAGTTATGAGGAATCAAATTTTCGGATTTGCTATTCTGTTGATTATTGTCATCGCTATCGTGGTTCCAAGCGTCAACATCCTGCACGGACTGGCCCTCGCCGCTTGTGTCGGCATATTCGCACAGTTGATGCGGTGTCACGATCACTAGACAATTTCAAAACCTGTGGGATAATGGGTGCGTGATTCTTTTAGACTACTCTCAGGTCGCCATTAGCAACCTGCATCAACAACTGAAACAGAGCAAGAAAGACCCGGCTAGGATTGTCGAGCGCCGCTGGCTTGCTCAACAGAACGACGAGGAAGAAGGGGAAGACAGCGGGGAAGTGAATCCGCCGATGTTGCGACACATGATCCTCAATTCCATTCGTCGCATCAATAAGAGCTTCAGGAAACGCTTCGGCCAGCTTGTCATCGCAACCGACAATGCGAACTACTGGCGTAAGTCGGCATTCAAGTATTACAAAGCCAATCGTAAGAAAGATCGTGACGATTCCGGTATTGACTGGCCGCAGGTGTTCAGCATCTTGAATGACCTCCGTGATGAGATCAAAGAAAACTTCCCGTACAAAGTCATGGATGTTCCTGGCGCTGAAGCGGACGATGTTATCGGTGTCATCGCCAAACACTTTCACGAACAAGAAGGCATTTTGATCGTATCCGGCGACAAGGACTTCCAACAGCTTCAACGATACAGCAACGTCTGGCAATATGGGCCGGTGCAGGACAAGTTACTGATGGCAGCGGACCCGGCCAAGTTTCTGTTTGAACACATACTCCACGGCGACAAGGGAGATGGCGTTCCAAACTTTCTAAGTGCCGATGATTCCTTCATTGAAGACTCGGCGACTGGTAAGAAACCAAGGCAGACACCCATCTACCAAGTTAAGGTGGATGCGTGGTACACACAAAAACCAGAAAATTTCTGCAACGAGACAATGCTTGCCAATTACTACAGGAACAAGAAGCTGGTTGACCTAACTGAAATCCCGGCTGATGTTGAAGCTGCTATTCTTGCAGAGTTTAGTGTACCACCCGTGGGCGCAAAGGATAAGATCTACGGGTACCTAGTCAAGAGCAGAATGAGGAATTTGTTGACTTCAATCCAGGAGTTTTGAAGATGGCGGTAAGTAGAGAAGTCCTGTTGGAATTATCGGGCAGGGATGGCGATACTTTTCACGACTTGTGGCGCAAAACGGTAATTCAAGAAGCGAAGGAATGTCTCGCTGAATTCATGTTCGAGGGCACTACTCAATACGATCACGTGCTAAATGGTGTTGTCCAGTTTGTCGAAGACTACGGCTGCACACCAGAACGAGCGGTCATGATTGCGATGTTCCCGGACAGATACGACTTAATGATGGGACAAGAGACAAAGCTATGAGAAAAATGTTTTCAGAAATCCTCAAAGAAATTTCAGAGGCACCTGATCTCGAAGATAAGGTGATGATACTTCAATCCAACAATCAGCCGGTTATCCGACAACTGTTGTTGGCCGCACTCGATCCCAATGTCAAATTCGACGTTGTGATTCCGTCTTACAAAGAGAACGACGAACCTGACGGCTACGCATCGAACACTCTTTTCATCGAACACCGCCGCCTGTACATCTTCATGGATTCGTACAAGACAGTTTCGCCACAGCGTAAGACTGCCTTGCTTCAACAGATCCTAGAGTCGATTGATCCGTCTGATGCGGTAGCCCTAATCGCAGTTCTCAAAAAGGATCTGTCGGGATACGGCGTCACGAAGGAAGTTGTCAATGCAGCCTTCCCAGGACTCGTCAAGTAATAAGCCAGACTATCAAATGCTCTTGATGGCTTATCGTGCCGGTATGATAAGCAGAGAGCAAGTAATGTCTGCGATAGGATTCGACAAAGACATGATCGTGGAAGAACCGACTTACGAAGAAAAGCGGTCCCGGCTGCTCGATATGTGCGAGATGGAAGGCACCGACATGCAGCTTCACAACGAAATTGTGGTGGAGCTTCTGCAATATCGGAGTGGCGAAGATCCGGCCTTCGGCAACATGGTCGCAGAAATTTACGATACCGTTGAGCGCACCGGCATGGACATTCAAAAAGCCACCTTTTTCCTGCTCAATCCGCTTGCCCGTGGTATGCTATAATGGCCGTATGAGCAAATACCTCTTTGTGAAGTACAACGATAATTGGGCCGACGAGATGGACATCACCGGCTTTGCCATCGTGAAGCAGGAAGATTGGGCCGCAATCATCGAAGAAGTGAAAGCCTTCTTCAAGAAAAAGTTGGGCGGCTGGACCTTCGGCGTCGGCACCAACGAAGAAATCGAATACATGACGTTCAAGGATTGGAGCCGCCAATTGAGCCAGACGGAACTCTCCGATGATGAAGCCAAGACCTTGATCGACGTATTCAAACGTGCCAAGATCCGGCCTGGATACGATGAACCCCGTCTCGTGATCGAAGAAGGATTTTTCCCGCTGCCGTCTAGCGACGAAGTGGACGAAGCCGATGACGACTACGACGAAGATGACGAAGACGGAGAAGACGACGATTTATTGTAATGGGAAAACGAATCAAAGAATTTTACATCTCTGTGGACGTTGAAGCTGATGGGCCGTGCCCCGGCGTCAACTCCATGCTGCAATTTGGCGCTGTGTTCTACGACTCCGAAGGCAACGTCCTGGAGGAATACAGCGCCAACATCTATCCCATCGAAGGGGCAGTAGAAGATCCCGATACGATGGCGTGGTGGCAAAAACAGGAAGAGAAGACTCCTGGCCTGTGGGACAGCATGATGGCGGATCGTGTCGTGGCGAAGTTAGCGATGGAGCGATTTCAGACCATTGTTCGTCGCATCGCACGTGAGCGGAAAGAATCGCCGGTCATCATTGCGTATCCGGCTGGTTACGACTTCACATACACTTACTGGTATCTCTGCAAATTCTTGGGACAGTCTTGCGTTGGCTTCAGCGCCATTGACATGAAGACGATGGCAATGTGCTTACTGCAAAAGACCTATCACGACTCTGCCAAGAAACGATTTCCACGGTCCTGGTTTAATCCGGCACTTAAGCACACACACAACGCTCTTGAAGATGCGAAGGGTCAAGGCTACATCTTTTTCCAGATGAAGAAGGCTCTTGCAGACGTATGGGAAGTCTTAGGTCAGAGCGGAAATGAGTGGGCTGATCTTAAGTACAAGCAGCAGCAAGCCTTCCTTGAAGACGAAGACGACAAATAAGAGATATCTCTGATAAGTCGTTGAAAGCACAAAACTGGCTCCCTAAACCCTAAATATTGGTCACGGAGGTAGGGAATGGGGAGCCAAGCCGCAGCCGCAGCACCAGCAATCGGATCTGTAGTAATTAAAGTATCCAAACGACTTACAGAAGACTTCAAAAAGAAAGCTAAGAAGAGTTTTCCGAACGAGGCTTATGCTTTTTTGTTAGGCCACACCGACGAAGAGAAAATCATCATAGATAGCCTCTTCTATCCTACCGACGTAGATTCTTATTGCACACCCGGTGCAGTTGATGTGCAATGGTCATGGTATACAGAAGCCAAACGAGAAGCCAAGCGCAGTAATCTGACAATCGTTGGTGACATTCACAGTCATCCGTACAAGAAAAGCGCCAAACATACTGACACCAGTCCAAGCGAAACTGATTGGGATGGATTAGTCGGCGGTCACATCATGGCGATCTGTGTCGTCAAGCAACTCCAGAATGGACACCTTCGTGCTCGTACAAAGTTTTGGGGTCCGATGCCGCAAGTCAAAGTGAAAACAACTAAATAAGAGTATAATGGCAGACATCAATCAGCAAACCACACCAGCGCCACAAGCACCCATTCCTTTGGAGTGGTCGTGGATTGTCCAACGCCAACAGACCGACGATAAAGCAGCCTCTATCTGGAAGTTTGGTTTCATGGCTCCTGATGGCGCAGAAGTACGAGTAACATTCCATCAAGTTGGTGATGTTGAAGGCCAGCAAGCCGCCGCACAACAGCAGAAGCAAGGCGCAGTTCAACAGCAAATGCAGATGGGTATGCCGCCCACTTCAGATCCCGCCTCTTTCGCACCAGCAGGACAACCAAACTCCGACAACACACAAGATGCCACGTTCTATGTGACGTTCTTCTCTTCTCGGCATCCAGAATTTTTCATGAAGTGGGACACGTCGCTCTCGCACGAAGACTCTCTTACTGTATGGGTGACAATCACTCATGGCATCGTTGACTTTGTACGGAAAGCAAAGCCAGGAAACATCATCTTAGACGACCTTGCAAATGGAAAGTTAAAGATGGTTCTACGCTCTGTCGCAATGGACATTGTAGCGTCTAATCCAGAATACGAAATTGAGCAGACACAGAAGCATCACTATCGGACGTTTTTCCAAGTTAAGAAGACCGGCACACAAGGAGCTTTCCAACAGCAAGTAGCTGGCTCCCCGGCAGAAGCCGATAATGAGCCACAGAGTCAGCCGTCTCCTGTCACGGGCGGTGCCGGTGGTGCAGCACAAGTACAGGCACAAGCACAGCAACAGGCGAATGATCCTAACCCGGTCAACAATACACCACCATCTCCCGAAGAGGAAGCACCAGCAGACAAGGCCAACAAAGACAAGACGGATGATCCAGAGACACCGCAGCCTGGACAAGATGGCGACAACAATAAAGCGCAGTTCCCGTCGATGGACAACATTCCGATTAAGAAGACCGCTGTCCAACAGAAGGGACTTACTGTCGAAATCGGAAAGGATTACTCAATCGCAGTAAAAGACAAAGACGGCAATGCTATCAACCGCTACCGTGGCAAAAATCCAGCCGACATTTTCCGTTGGATTAGTGACAATGGATACGGCGGAAATCGCATGAAGATTGTAGACAAGGAACAACCATCTGGTGACAGAGAACTGGTTCCAGAGCGTGTAAAAGAAAAAGTTGCCACGTCCACATTCGAGAACTTTGTAGTTACCGGCAAGGCAATTTTGATGCATTCCAAAATCGAAGCCAACCAAGCGGCCATGATGAACTTGATCGTCAATGCGCCATCTGTGCGGCTGGTTGACGAAGGCGTGGAATTTGCTTTCGAGACAGACCGTGACATGCCTTTCAAAAAGGCCCTGGTCGAACTCGCTGCCAAAAAGACTGGCGCAATTGTCTAACCACATTTTTGAGCGTGGTATTTCTTCAACGCCAAACTTATCTTAATTCGCCGTTCTAATGTATGCGGTGAACGCTTCTTCTTTTTTGCCACACTCATTTTAGCTCGTGTTTCATCTGATGGCTTCCACCCAAGACGGGCACGACTCATTTTCTCACGCTGTTCTGGTGATTTAGGTTTCCCTTTGTGCGCCAATCCAATTCTTCGTTTTGCATCTTCAGAAAACCTATAACCCAAAGTTCCATCACCGCCCTCCGTCATATTATACCCACGACCAGTTTGATAGAATGTGTTTTGCTCTTTGATGTAATGTGACTCCAGGTCTTTCACCGCTGTTAGATCGACAGAAGAATAGAGTACTTCGATGATAAACTGATCCCGACCATATTTTCGGATAGCTTTGTGTAACAAATATTCCGTTTTGTTGTGGGTGGCCTGATAGACATGCGTGTTAAATCGGCGGTTGGGTGTGTTTTTCGTCCAACCAACATATCCTTTTCCGTTTGCAAGGCATGTGATTTTATAGACATAGCCTCTCTTGACATCAATCGGTTCCATATGCTATTATGTAGACGATATGAGTTTTCGAGCTTATTTCTTCAACAACATGTACCTCAACGGAATCCACAATGGAATCCAGGCCGGTCACGCTTTGGATCAACTGTGGTCCAGTCTCACCGAAGCAAAGGGCAAGCGCACGAAGAGCGCCGAAGCCAAGTTCGCCATGCTTCGTGAATTTTCCAGAGAGCACAAGACGTGGATCATCCTGAAGTCTGGCGATAGCAATGCGCTATTCGACCTGTACAAGTTCATGGCAGGGCAGAAGACGTACCCATTCACCATGTTCCAGGAACCGGGTCTGAATCATGCGCCCACCAGCGTGGTTGTCATTCTGCCGGAACGCATGTACGATGACGTATCCACCGCTGTAGGCCGTGCGGCATTGAAGGCCGAAGGAATGATCCATCATTGGCTCACGCAGGTGCCGCCCGAATTGCTGGCCGAAGTGGAGTCTCGCAAGTACACGCTGTGGGAAGTCGAATTCCTGAAGCGGAAGGCCCTTTGCGGTCTCGCTAGTTGACTTGTGCTAAAATAAGGCATGAGCTTGATACGTGTCTCCAGGGGCATCCCGAAGTACAACATCCAAATTGGGCCGCAGAAGGATGCCCTCAAATACAACCCTACCGCAATTCTCTCCGTCACCGATGACTTCGATTGGTCGTTGATGCAACACCCCATGTTCAAATGGCTTCCGATCAATGAAATTTCAAAGTCGTGGGGCTACCTTCCATTCTACGCCACTAAGAAAATTTTGGACTTCTGGTGCCTGGAAATGCGATACCCGATGGTCTACCTCTGTTGCTCCGCTGGCAAGCACAGATCCCCGATGGTGGCGTTCTGCTGGCTCCTGTCGCAACCCGGCGCTACTCCTGAATCTGTCGAGCAGGAATTTTTTGGCGACTTCCCCACCGAAGATGGCAACCAAGGCATTCTGTACACGTATCGAAAAGACGTGAGTAAAGGCTACATACCTTCAGATCTCCCGGCCTTTTACAAGAACATGTACGAAGATCCTGGTGGAAGTTACCGGAAGATCACTCAAGGGATGCTGCTGTACGAGCGCATCACTTACTCTGAAAACAGATCGGTGATTTTATGAAACAATACGCAAGCCTTGGAACTGCTGCCGTGCTTGATGCGGACTTACTCAGGCCCGGAATGCATACGGAAATCAATGGCGAAATTTTGGTAGTGGAAAAGATTGTGGATGGCGTCAACGTCTACTTCCGGCCACTCACCAAATGGGAGAAAGTTCAGTACCGCTGGAGTAATTTCAGTACCACTAAAAAGACATTCGTCTCTCTATTGGTGCTGATGGCTGTAGGTCTGCTATACTACTGGTTGAATGGAGTGTTGAAATGAACTTCGGAACGGAATTCACAGAGTTGGCCGCAACAGTCGGCAGCGAAAAGAATGCCAAGAGTGACGGCGTTCTCTTCACGAAAAAGCAATGGGCGCTCATCATCGTGGTGGCGCTTCTCCTGGCTGGTGGAATTGAACTTTGGCTTCGGGCATCCGGTCTCTAATGTTCCTAGACGAAAACTATCTCGCCACACGGGAGAATTTGATTCGTTATTTCACTCGCTACCTTGGCATGGTATTGAGCAAGGTGAATCCGGCCATCCGGTTTGTTCAAATCGAGACGCCGGTTCTTCTCCCGAATGACAAGGGAGCGACAACTGTACTGCGGACAAGCACGTCGCCGGGAGCGTATGAAGCCGCTCGGCAATTGCTGGACACCCAGGCTGGCTCAAAATTCAAACTGCCACTGGTAGTCTGGCAACACGGGCGAATATTCAAGCCACAGCGCCGCCAGCCACGGGAATTGTACGTGCTCGAATATCAGTTTCTTTTTTCCAAAACTACCGGCGCAAAGTATCAACCAACCGTGCTCCGTTGTTGTGAATCCATGCTTCGCAAGCAATGCGGCAAGATCTTCACCGCCGACGAAGATGCGAACGGCGTTTCGATTTTTGACCACGATGCCGACCTGGAGCTTGTCAACATTCACGAACGGGCCGATTTTTCAGGCGGTAAAAACATCGAAATTGCGTTCGATCTGGACTCCTGTACGAAGGTGAATTTCCAGTACGAATTCGGCAAAATTCGTCGTGCGCCACCAGTTGACAAAAGTAGATGTACGTGGTAAACTGAAGTCATGTTGGTAAAGGAAAGCACCGAAACGGCATTTGGGACCGAAGTCAAAGGCGTGACAGTCCAGTTGACGATGGAGGAAGCAAAGGGCGTGGCAACCATGCTCCTGGCCGCTTGCCTGAATCCGCCGAAGGCACGAGACGGCATGAATACCGACTGGAAAGCCAAAGAACTCGGCGGCAAACTGTACGACCAAATTCGAGCGATCACACGACAATGAGAACCGTTATCATCCTGCGTGGCATCTCCGGGGCCGGGAAGAGCACCTACACCAAGGCCAACCATCCAAACGCTACTGTGTGTAGCGCCGACAACTTTTTCATCACGGACGGCGTGTACAATTTTGACCGGCAGAAATTAGGCCGTGCTCACGACTGGTGCAAGAACCAATTCGAGTCTGCCTTGCAGCGTGGCGACGATCAAGTGGTTGTGGACAATACGAACACGACCATGCGGGAACTCAAGTTTTACGTTGACACTGCGACTAAGTACGGCTATGAGCTTCAGGTGGTTCGCCTTGTTGTGGACCCGGCCATCGCTGCCGCACGCAATCAGCATGGCGTACCGGCTGAAGGGGTTCAGGCCATGCAGAATCGTTTTCAGGATTTTCCGGGCGAGACAATCGTGGACACTACGCCCGTGTCCGAATAACACAAGGAGCAAATCACAATGGCACTCTTGCCAAAAAGCAAAGTATGGGAAAACACGGTGCGCTACGGCATCGACACTTACAACGAGATTGCGGAAGGCACTTACAATCTCATTTTCGCCCTTACCACGGCATTCGGTATGCTGATGTACGGCGTCCTGGCGGCACTCTTCATCCATGCCAAACTGAGCATTTGGGAAGTGCTCGGCATCTTCTGCATTTCGCTAGTGGGATGCTTTGTCGCCACCGCCGACTTCCCGCTGATGAAGATATTCGGCTTGTCCATGATTGCCGGTGGCCTGGGCGCTATTTGCGGCCCGTACATCGGTCACTTCAAGGTGGCATCGGTGACGGAGATCGCCGGGGCAACGGTGTTCATCACGTTGGTGCTTGGCGCTGTCGGTACATTGTGGCCCAAGAGCTTGCAGAGTTGGGGTCTGACGTTGTTCGTCTTACTCATCGCTCTGATCGTCATGCAAATCTTCGTGCCGCTGCTATACGTCGCTATGGGACTGCCTCTGACCGGCGTATTACATCTGCTGGATTGGGTGGGCATCCTGCTCTTCTCCGGGTACATCATCTACGACTTCAACCGGGCGCAGAACTTAGCCAAGACGGTGGACAACGCAATGGACTGCGGCGTGGCCGTATTCCTGGACATCGCCAACCTGTTCATCCGTCTGTTGGACCTCTTCGGAGTGGTAAAAACAGGTGACTAAGCCTCATTCATACGTGTTGTCAGTGGCCGGGACCGATGGAGTTTTTGCGGAACTCTGTACGGCGACGGCCACGGAGACCGAATTCTACTTGCTTGACGAAATCAACCGCATTGCCAAAGCGTTGGAACTCGTCAAGTTTCGTGGGACGGCCACATTCCAGATCGCTACCAACACCGGGGATCTGGCCTGGACATGCATCGTGACATTTTCGGACGATGCACCCAAAGGCATCTGGAACAACACGAACCATCACGCAGAATAGATGTACCTATTGACAACAGACCGATTCGTGTGCTAGGATGTGAATATGACCTACGCAGATACGCTCAAGTACAGCATTGCAGTCTTCCCTACGTTGTACAAAAGTCGTGCCGCCGTCCTGAACCAATTGTTCTGTGTCTATCCGAAGATTGCCGCTCAAGTCCGCATTCTGGATCGCATCGAAGAGCAAAAGAAGACGGACAAGTACGCCAACATCAGCGGCAAGATTCCGTACAATGCCGACGATCCGTTGGAAGTCGAAGTGGCGAAGGAAATGATCGCCGCCCGTAAACAGATGAGTGAAGACATTCTCGCCATGCTGGACAAGACGAAAACCGCTGGCGCAGGAGACGAAGATGAGTAAAGTAAATCCGTGGGCGAAAGTAGGCTGGACAGAAGCCGAAGAGCCTTTGAAGGTTTCTCCGTGCTGTGACCTGGGAATTTTTATGTCCCGTGGCGACGGCGTAACGATGGGCACGTGCGAAAAATGTGATGCCGTCGTAGTCCGCATCAATCCAACCACCGGCAAACAGGAAGTGCCCGACACAGCTTTCTGGAAGTGACTCCATGAACTCGCCCGACCAATTAGTGATCGACTACATTCAGGAGAAGTTTACCAAAAAGCGTAAGTCTCTCCTAACTCTATTCGCCATATTGAAAGCGATGGCGAAACACAACCTGGACGCCACCAAGATCGTTGACTTAGAGGGTTCGCTAGATGTAATTTCGATCCTCTGGCAAGATGGCTTCAATGCCACTCACAAAGTCCTGCTCATGTGCCCGAACAATGATGGGCCGGTCATCGGTCAGGCGACGGATTCCGCCGATCCTACGTGGGAGAAAATGTGGATCGTAAGTGACCTATCACCGGAAGGCAACGAGGGCGTCTTACGTCTCACGCTTGACGAAACACTTGAGTATGTGAGACACTTCATATGGGCGAACCACAACGTATGACACCGCTAAATGAAAAATTCGTTCGTGACACCGTGGCCGGATACGACTTACTCTCCGCACGTGTCAAGGAAGTCGCTATCGAAGTCGCAAAGATTCAAGACACATGCCGCAACCCGGCTGACAACTATGTGAGCTTTGGGTTTGACGAAGGCAAGCTCTACGCCAAATTCGAGTATTACTGCTACGGCGACCACAACGAAGAGTTTGTTTACCTCCCGCTCGAATATCTGTGGATGGAAAACTTCGCAGAGGTTGAGAAAGTTCGCTACGCCGCCGAACGTGCCGAAGAGATCCGGCTGGCGGCAGAGCGAAAAGCACAGGAAGAAACTGAGCGCAAGCGGCTGGCGGCAATCAACGAACGGAAGACTTACGAACGATTGAAAAAGAAATTCGAGGGAGAACAGCAATGAGCACAAAAACGGCACTTAACGCCATACTGCTGGTCATCCAAGCTGATGGCGGCTACATCCGGGAGGGTTCACAGAGCACAGCGAACTCAGCCAAGAAACTCCTGGAATCCAACAACCAACCTTCGTGGCAACAGGCGCAGCAACAGACCGCCGACGACATAGCCGAAGAAATGATCGCCTATTTCCACCTAACGGAAAATATCAACGACTTGCCCTGGCTGGCGGAACTGACGCACGAATACGGTCTGCTCCACCGAAACGGAAAGCTGACAAGATGAATCTCACCGAAGCTCTGAAATTGACCAACATCGTCATCAAAGAAGCAGGGGCGTGCAGACTCACCGAACACGAAATTGCGGCCATCCGCTTTTTACAAACCTTCGCCATGAAGAGCTTTTTGGTCGAAAATGGGTGGATCGAGGTTCCGGGAGAGAACGGCGGCACGGCCTGGATGATCGACGTGGCCGGGACACCCCACTATTTCGCATTAGAAGCCGCCTACGAGCTTGAATCGAACGGGACGGGCCGATACTCCCTGGCGGGCGACGAGGCCCTTGCAGGGCTTCTACGGGCCAATGACGTGGCATTAGGCGAGGCAGAGGAAGCCGCCTACTTTGCCGAACATGGGGTTCACCGGGGCATTCCGCCAAACTACTGATTCTAAAAGATCCGAAAATTTGACAGAAAAATAGATACATCTATTGACTTTCGGGCTGATGATGTGCTATTCTTCAGTCATGGTTAACGAAGAACAGTTGATGAGCAACGAAGAGATGGCCCACGCCGCCCATCAGATTTCCTCTGGTGTTGCCGCAAGGAACTTCATTCTCGCTGGCAAAGCGATCTTCACTCTGGTCTCGAAGAAGACCGGCACTCGTTTGTAAATTGAGGGTCATCATGAGACATTCTAAATGGACAAGAACAATAACGGTTCGCAAGCCGGTGAAGCCTTATGTTCCGCCAACTCCCGAACAGGTTGAGGCTCGTCGCAAGGCTGTGGAAGCCTACAATGCCAGCCTTCCGAAGCCGGTACCGTACTTGACGCCGGAAGATCCCGATGCGTTTCTGAATTGGGACAAGCAAGCACTTCCCGTCACCAAATTTGCCGACATGAAGGACTACACCGTCGAATGCCCATTGTGCAAGGGTCACGGTGGCTGGCATCTTCGTGTCAACGCCTATCCGAATCAGCCGGAAGGCCGTCGTGATTTCAACTGTCAGTGCAACCAGTGCAACGGTTGGGGCTATGTGAAACCCGGCCTGGATGCCACGTGCGTCCATAACTGGAAGGAACTCAGCCAAGCACAGTGCGCCGCCAAGGGTGTCGATGAGACCACTCACTTACCCAAGGTTCCGCATTATGGCATGTGCTGGCACGTATACGAATGCACCACATGCGGACGTACCATGTCCCAGGATTCGAGTGACTAACATGAAAGACGCATTGCAAGCCATCATCAACGAACTTTCCGGGATTGCTTACAGCGATCTCACGACTGCGGAAAAGAACATTCTGCGAATCGCCGCTCGTGGTCTGCAACTGACCATCAAAGTGGTTGACGACGCCATCACAACGGAGAAGAAATGACCTTCCAAGAGCTACTTGAAGACAACGGCTACGACACCCGGTCTTACTCCGGGCGTGCCATGTACGGGCAAGAGTGCCTTGCCGTGACAGTGGACGATGTTATCTCTTCGACGTGGGCCATCGCCACGCTGCTTGCGGAGTACAACGCCGAAGCCGAAGAGAAGATCTCGGAGCCGAAGGGAATGCGCTACGACAGCATGGGCCGGTCCTATGTCATTTACTGGACCAGAGTGCCCTATGTCGAAGATGAATCGCATCCCATGAGCGGAGCACTATGAAAGTCGTCAAGCTCTCACAGCTTCGTGTCGGCCAACGGTTCAGCTTCATTCCGTCCGATTGGTTTGGTCCTGCACGTCTATCCGACAAGATCCGGCGTGATGAGTACGACGTGCGCTACAATCCATTCCGCATGGTGCGCCGGGTCAAGTATGACATCAAGTTCGATGCCAACGTGGTGAACCCTCCTGGCGTCATCTATCGAAGCCACGCAAGTCATCGAAAGGACACCACCCCTGCTATGTCGTCTAACAAAGAAAAGTATCCGGCATTGTTGCATGGATCAACCGGCGTAGTTGGCCCGGAGAACAATTCGTGGGCGTCCAAAGCGGCGGCTGCATGGCTCCAGAAAGAAGCCGAACGCAAAGCAACGGACGACCTGGACTTGTGGTTAGCGAGACTCGAACGAGAACATGCGTAAGTACACAATCACGGAGCTACGGAGGATGTCTGCCGACGCCGTACTAGACCTATGTCAGAACAACGGCATCTATGTCTACAACGACGATACAAAAGCTGACATGATCGACTCTGTGATGGAGAAACAGACGCTTCCGAACGCAGCCGATTGCTGGTGGTTAAACTTCAATGAAACGACCTAACATCTACGAGCAGTACAAAGCTCAGTACTTCGATCCGTCGTGGTTGCCGTACTTGATGAATCACTACCGCACTTTCAACCTGCCCACCGAAGTTGTGATGCACGAACCCGGCTTCTTTGCGCCACGTCAGGGCCGCATTTACGACACCGACCTGTGGCTGACTCATTCCAAGGTTCCGTTTGTAACTTCACGTGACCGGATGCACGCTGTTGCGATCAAGCATCCGAAGTGGGGCACGTTCGATGAGCACGGCCACGGCTTCGGCATCTGGAATCTTGGCGAAGAAATTTTCATGGTGGAACACTACGAGAATTGGGGCGACGACGGCCACACCAGCATGGAATTGCAGAGCTACATCTTCGTTCCGAAGGCCGGTCTCGAATTGGTGGACATGTACGGGCGCAAGGAATTCGCCTACGTCAAGACGCTTCAGGAACAGGCAACAAAGCCAGACCCCTGGAAGTGCGATCTGTGCGGCCACGGGGCGGATGAATGCGACGGCCACTACGGTGAAGGCTTTCAGTAGTTGACGAATTCCTGGAGCATGGTAAACTAAATCCATGCAGTCGCCGCAACCACATCTTCAAACGTGTCTTCCAGTCGAGAGAACAACTCCATTCGGTGAAGTTATCATCGAAGCATTCCGCAATGAATACGACTTTCTAAGTAACTTCTACGTCGCTCCACTTACCTGGAGAGGTCAAAAATTTTCCACTTCAGAGCACGCCTACCAATGGGCCAAGACTGACAATCCAGCAGAACAGAGAACGATTCTGGTTCACGTGATGGATTCGGGCTACGAAATGCCCACCACACCAGGACAAGCCAAATCAGCCGGTAAAGCAGTCACGAAACGGGCCGATTGGGACGAGACCCGGCTGGACATCATGTACGACATTCTGAAGGCGA